TGTGAATATCACATTGAGCATTCAGAATGTCAGAGACATATCTAGGCTCTTTACTGATTACACTCAGAACTTTCAAGTACCTGCTTCTAAGACCAATAACGCAGTATTCAAGCATTACTACAATGCAGATATATCTGGAGGATTCCAAGCCTCATTAAGACAGGATGCTACTTTGTTTATCAATAAGGAAGTATTTAGAGAAGGATCTATTGAGTTGATATCTGTAGATATGACTAAAGGGAAATCTTCTGCTTATGAGATTGTATTCTTTTCAGCAGGTGTGAATCTAAAAGACTTGTTTGCAGATGATGAATTAACAGATCTTGATCTATCAGCATATGATCATGCATATGAGGGAGGAGTGATCAGAGGAGCGATGGAAGGAACTACTCCTCTTCATTCTGGAAATGTTATCTATCCATTAATATCTCCTGTTAAGGATTGGCATTATGACTCTTCGCCTTCGGATCATAGTGAAAATGATATTGCTTATCATACACAGAATGATGATCATGGGATCAATTATTATCAGTTGAAACCTGCTATCAGGATCAGCAAATTGATTGATGCTATAGAGTCTAAGTATGGAATCACATTCACATCTACCTTCTTCGCTAATTCTAAGTTTACGGATCTATTCCTGTGGGGACATAGAAGAGAGGGGTATATGTTCAAAGATCAGGCTAACGGCTTTACGGCTCAGAAGATAAACTTCACCTCAGCCACAGGATTGTTTGATGCTACAACAGATCTCTATACAAATAGCACTTTTATAACATCACTAATCTGGAAGTATAGTATCACATCAACAAATGACTATCAAGTACATTGGTATGTTAATGGTCAGTATGTGATGAGCAGACAACATTCAGGAAGTGTTACCAATCAGGAGGTCTATTTAAATGCTTGGCTAAAGGGAGGTGATGAGGTTCAGATGAGATTCTCACCGCCTATAGATTGGGGAGGAGAGACTATAACTATTACAGGAAGCAGCATATCTGGAAGACCTTCAGACCTTGCAGCCGATGTATTTACGGCAACAACAAGCACATCTCAATCATTTACTACTGATGTGGTGATGAGTGATCAGATGCCTGAGCAGAAGATTTATGACTTTATTCTAGGTCTAGTGAAGATGTTCAATCTAGTGATTGAGCCTACAAGCCGAACAAAGTTCAATGTAGAGCCTTTGGATGATTGGTATGCTTCAGGATCTAATTATGATATTACAGATCATGTGGATGTTGCTTCAGAGAAGGTAACAAGACCTGAACTCTATAAGAGACTCTCATTTAATTATCAGGAGTCAGGATCATATCTAGAAGAGGCTTATAGGAATACTAATGGAGGGATAGGATATGGCGATGTAAGAGCAGACTTTACCTTTGATGGAGGCGAGTTAAATACAGAATCAACATTTGAGTTGATGAAATACCAGAAGCTAAATGATATTAGTGGAGGTGTTACTTCATTCCTAGTAGGTAAGAGTATTGATAAGGAATTAAAACCTTATATCGGTCAGCCTGTGATCTTCTATTCATCTTCTACATTGAGCATATCTTCTAAGCAAATAGGATTCTTAGATGAGACAGGATTAACAACAACTGCTTCTAACCAAGTATATCTATGTGGAAATATAAACAACAGAGTTGCAGCAAGTGTAACGCAGATGCTAACCTATGGACTTGAAGTTGATCCTCTTCACGAACAAAGTTTCATACAGACCTTATACAATCAATTCTGGGAAGATTATATCACAGATCTCTATTCAACTAGCAGAAGAGTATATTCCATGAAGGCAATACTTCCTTTTAAGGTTGCTGCTCAGTTGCGGATGAATGACAAGCTAGATATCTCAGGAAGAAGATATATCATTAATCAGATCCAGATAAACCTCAGAACGGAGGAGGCTACTTTGGAACTTCTAAACGATGTATGATGGACTTGGGTTTTATAATTGAGCAACTTCATAAAACAAAGGCTACAGATCAGGATCTGAGGATAGCTAAAGGAGAATGGAAAGTTCTTACTAAATGGAGTGAAGCTAAAGAACAAATCAGATGGCAGTTAAGAAAGAGATAGAGATCAATGTAAATACTACGAATGCTGAGAAGAGCGTAGATAATCTAGAAGGTGGGCTAGAGGGAGTTAGTGCACAAGCAGATAAACTCACAGGAGGTCTAGTTTCTGGATTCCGTAATGGTGTTGCAGGGATTAAGAAAGGGATCACTGCTATGAAGTCTCTTAAGGTTGCAGTAGCAGCCACAGGAATAGGTCTATTATTGATTGCTATAACTGCTCTTACATCTTACTTCACAAAGACACAGAGAGGTGCTGATAAGTTGTCTCAGGCACTCAAAGGAATTGGTGCAGTAGTGGATGTCCTTGTAGATAGAATATCCACCTTTGGAGAGGGATTATTTAAGATCTTATCAGGAGACTTCTCAGAGGGTGTAGATATCCTGAAAGGAACATTATCAGGATTAGGAGAGGAGATCAGGAATGAGGCAAAAGCAGCAATTGATTTAGAGAAGGCACAACAGGCTCTAGAAGATAGACAGATCTCATTGATTAAGGTAAATGCTCAGAGAAGAGCATCTATTGAAAAGTTAAGGTTAGCAGCAGAAGATACTACTAAGACTGATAAGGAAAGAGCAGATGCACTTAGAGAGGCTGCTAAACTACAGAATGATATCGCAGATGATGAGATATCTATAGCTAAGGAGAGAGCAAGAATTGTTAGAGAGAGAGTTGCATTAGGAGAGTCATCTAGAGATGATCTTCAAGAACAGGCAGAGGCAGAAGCCAGAGTAATTGAATTAGAGGCAGAGAGAGATAGAAGATTAAAGTCCTTACAGACTAGATTGAATGCTTTCACTAAGGGTACAAAAGATAATACAGATGCAACAGATGCTAATGCGGAGGCTCTTAAGAAGCTAAATGAAGAGATAGCTAAGAGAGATGAGAGATTAGAAGAAGAATCTGCTAAGTTACAAGAGAAGTTAGCTAGTGAGTATGATGCTATTCTACAGGCTCAGAATGAAGCACAGACAAATGAACTAAATGCAGTAGAAGACAAGTATAATAGACTTCTAGAGAATGCTCAACAATTAGGTTTTGATGAGATAGAATTGAATCGTATTAAGAACGAGGAGATTAATAGAGTCAATAAAAAATATGAGGATGAGGATTCTGCTAGGAAGAAACAAAAAGCAGCAGATGATCAAGCGGTGCAAATGGCTACACTTGGTGCTATATCAGGAGCATTAGGATCATTGAGTCAATTAGCAGGTAAGGATGCAGCGAGTGGAAAGGCATTAAGTGCTGCTCAGGCAGTAATCAATACTTATACAGGTGCTACGAAGGCACTTGCTCAGGGTGGTATTGCAGGGCCAATTGCTGCTGCAGGAGTTGTAGCTTCAGGTATCGCATCTATAAGACAGATCTATGCTACTAAGATTCCTAGCAGTTCTGGAGGAGGAGTTGGTAGTGGAGCAAGACCACAGATATCAGCATCTGCAATAACACCGAGATTATCGTTTGATACTCAGGTATCAGATCTAGGGAATCAGATTAGTCAGTCATTAGAGAGATCTCCTGTGAGAGCGTATGTTGTAAATCAGGATGTGCAGACTGCAGAGAAGATGGATAGAAAAATAAAGGAAACGGCAACAATAGGATAGATATGAAGTTTTTTGAATTAGTATTAGATGAAGAAAAGCTATTGCATGGAATTGATGCAATAAGCATAGTGGAACATCCTGCAATAGAGGAGGACTTCATTACAATGAGTAAGGATCACAAGTTTGAGTTCAAGGAGATAGAGAAGAAGATCCTGATGGGTGCTGCTATGATTCCAGAGAAGCCGATCTATAGAGTAGATGGTGATCAGGAGTATTATGTATTCTTTACGAAGGAAACGATCAAGAGAGCCTCTGAATTATATCTGATGAATGGTAAGCAAGGAAATGCTACGCTAGAGCATCAGGAAAAGATCTCAGGCTTATCATTAGTTGAGAGTTGGATCATTGAAGATCCAGAGAAGGATAAGAGTAGAGCCTATGGCTTAGAGTATCCTGTAGGAACTTGGATGGTAAGTATGAAGGTTAATAATGATGATATCTGGGAGGAATATGTCAAAAGTGGGAAGGTCAAAGGATTCAGCATTGAAGGATGGTTCATGCAGAGAGAGTCAGCTATTGAAGTCAATACAGAACTATCTAGAATTGAATCAGCAGAATCAGAACACTTGCTCTCACTTTATCTTCTGGGAATAGCTAAGGGAGTTCTAAAGAACGATAAGAGATACAAGAATGGGAAGAAGTTGGAAATGGAATCATACAGAGACTATCCTGATTCAGTTTCTAACAATGCAAAGAAAGGGATCGCACTTAATGAGAAGCAAGGGAACAAATGCGCTACTCAAGTGGGTAAAGTCAGAGCGCAGCAGTTAGCCCAGAAGCAACCTCTATCAGTTGAGACTATTAAGAGAATGTATTCTTATCTAAGTAGAGCACAGGAATACTATGATGAGGGAGATACCACATCTTGCGGATATATCTCATATATGTTATGGGGAGGATTATCTGCTAGAAGATGGGCAGAGAGTAAATTGAAAGAATTGGATCAGATATGAAAATGACCCAAAATTGTTAATAATAGTTGTTTAATTAGAAAAGTTCAGAAAAATGAATCTACAAGAAGTGTTCAAAAAGATTGAGATGGCTTTGACTCCTAGTCAAGATGCTGCTCCTGAAGTTCAGGAAGAAGTGAAAGTTGAAATGGCTACAATGAAACTCGCAGGAGGTGTTGTAGTAGAAGCAGAAGCGTTTGAAGCAGGTGAGAATGTATTTTTACTAGGTGAAGATGATGAGAAAGTAGCTGCTCCTGTTGGAGAGCATGAGTTAGAAGATGGTAAGATCCTAGTCATAGTAGAAGAGGGTGTTATTTCTGAGATTCGTGAAGCAGGTGAATCTGAGGAAGTTGTTGAAGAAGAAGCAACAGAGGAAGTTATGGAAGAGCAAGAGATGGCTTATGTAAGTAAAGAAGAGTTTACTGCTGCTATTGATGAGGTTAAGGAAATGATCGCAGCTATGATGCCTAAGGAAGAGCAATCTGCTGATGAAGTTTCTGAAGAGGTTCAAATGAATGAAGAAGCTACTGAAGAAGTAGTTGAGGAGAAGGTAGAGATGAGTGCTGATGAAGTACCTGCTGCTAAGAAGGTCGCTGCTGCTCCTGTTGAGAAGAAGCCAGATATGCATAAGTTCGCCAATAAGGGCAGACAAGATGCTTTGGCTCGTGTAATGAGTAAATTATCCTAATTTAAATAAAGAAGAAAAATGGCTACAACCACTTCAATTACCACCACTTATGCAGGTGAATTTGCAGGGAAATATATTTCTGCTGCATTATTGAGTGCCGACACTATTGAGGGTGGCGGTATTACTATCAAACCAAATGTGAAGTTCAAAGAGGTTATGAAGACCTTGAGCACAGATGCTATCGTAAAAGATGCAACTTGTGATTTCTCTGATACTTCAACTATCACTTTGGCTGAGAAGATCCTACAACCAGAAGAGTTCCAAGTGAACCTAGAATTGTGCAAGAAGGACTTTCATAGCGATTGGGAAGCGATCTCAATGGGCTACTCTGCATTTGATGAGTTACCAAGTAACTTCGCTGATTTCTTAATCGGTCATGTTGCTGCTAAGGTTGCTCAAAAAACAGAACAAACTATCTGGACAGGTGCTACTGCAACTGCAGGTGAATTCAACGGATTCGGTGCTTTATTAGCTGCTGATTCTGATGTAGTAGATGTTACAGGTACTGCAGTTACTGCTGCTAATGTTATCACTGAAATGGGTAAAGTAGTTGATGCTATCCCAACTTCAGTATACGGAAAAGAGGATCTTTACATCTATGTTTCTAGCAATGTTGCTCGTGCTTATGTTCGTGCTCTTGGTGGATTCGGTGCTTCAGGTCTAGGTGCTAATGGTGTTCGTAACGAAGGAACAACTTGGTTCAACAATCAGGATCTAGCCTTTGATGGTGTGAAGATCTTTGTTGCTTCAGGTATGGCTGATGACACTATGGTAGCTGCTCAAAAATCAAACTTGTTCTTCGGTACAGGCTTGTTAGCTGATCAGAATGAGGTGAAACTTTTGGACATGGCTGATCTTGATGGATCACAAAATGTTCGTGTAGTTATGCGCTACACTGCAGGTGTGCAGATTGGTATCGGTGCTGACATCGTTTACTACGCATAAGAAGTAGATTGATTAATTTAAAGGGGCAGGTAGGCTAGTGCTTGTCTGCCCTTTTTTTATACTTTATACAATATGGCATGTGCTTTAACAAAAGGAAGAAACGAACCCTGTAAGGATGTAGTAGGTGGTATTACTGCCGTTTACTTTGCAGACTTCGGTACATTAGGTGATCCTACCTATGATACAACAGATACGGATGTGATTGATGCTTTCAGCGGAACACCTTCATGGTTTAAGTTTGAAGTGAAAGGAAACTCTAGCTTTGAGCAAGCAATTACATCTAGCCGTGAGAACGGAACAACATTCTTTGATCAGACATTAAGTTTGACATTTAAGAAGATGAGTAAGCAGACTCACAATCAGTTAAAACTGATCTCTTACAATCGCCCTCATGTAGTAGTTGAGGATAATAACGGCAACAAGTTCCTAATGGGATTAGATTATGGTGCTGAGGTTAATGGTGGTACTATCGTTACAGGTGCTGCAATGGGAGATCTATCTGGTTATACTTTAACTATGAATGGTCAGGAGAAGATTCCTGCTAATTTCGTAGATGCTACGATTACTGCTGATGCTTCTGTGATTGATGATATCTAAGATCAGATCCTGATAGAATCAAAAAAGCCCTTCCATTACGGAGGGGCTTCTTTTTTGGTAGCAATGCTACCTAAGAGAGATGAACTATGCAAATGTAACCATTATATTCCTTTTGGGTTTTATAATTAGATGATAATTGTAGAAGAAAACACAACTCCACAGATAACTATGTATCTCAGGGACTTTGCAACAGAGTCTTTTGAGATGGAGATTATATCTGAGGATCAAAGAATAGAGAAAGTAGATACTGCTATATCTGGATCATATGATGATTTCAGAAAGGTTCTGACCTTCTCTTATGATGTTTCTGCTTTAGTAGCAGAGAGTTTTTATGTGATCAAGATTTGGGAAGTGGGTAAAATCAAACTACTTTCACAAGACAAGATGTATATCCTTCCTTCAGGATCTTCAGTAGGTACTTATCAACCTAAGTTAGCTACAACAGAGAAAACGATGGATAACGAGTTTAAGATTTATGGAGAATAGTCAGTTCAAGTTTGTGCAACTATCTAGTTATACTAGCCCTGTTGTAAGTGAAAACGCAAGAAAGGGTTGGGTAGAATATGGAGATGATAATGATTATTTTCAATACCTGATAGATAGATTCAACGGATCTCCTACAAATAATGCAGTAACCTCTGGGATCATTGACATGATCTTTGGGCAGGGTATTGATGCTACAGATTCAGGTAAGAATCCAGAAGGATATCTTCAATTAAGAAAGTTGATCTCAGATCAGGAATTGAAGAAAGTAATCAATGATTACTATATGCTAGGCAATGGTGCTTTTCAGTTGATCTATAATCAGAACAAAAGCAAGATCGTTGAGGTATATCATATGCCTGTGGAGACTCTTAGAGCAGAGAAATGTAATGAAGAGGGAGAAGTTGAAGCATATTACTATGCTTATGATTGGAATGAGGTTAGAAGCAAAAAAGGTGTTGATCGCATTCCTGCTTTTGGTTATGGTGAACAAGGAGATAAAGTTGAGATCTTATACTTCAGACCTTATCGTAGTGGCTCTTACTATTATTCCCCTGTTGATTATCAAGGTGCATTACCTTATGCAGAATTAGAGGGAGAGGTAGCTAACTATCATATCAATAACATCAAGAACGGACTTGCTCCTTCCATGATTGTGAACTTCAATAATGGAGTTCCACCTATGGAGGAGAGAGATAACATTGAATCTCAGATTAAGCAGAAGTGGGGAGGATCAAGCAATGCAGGGAAGTTCATTCTTTCCTTTAATGATTCAGCGGATACTGCTGCTTCTATTGAGCCTGTTCAGTTATCAGATGCTCATAATCAGTATGAGTTCCTTTCCAGAGAATCACAACAGAAGGTTTTGGTAGGTCATAGAATCACTAGCCCTATGTTGTTTGGTGTTAAGGATCAGACAGGATTAGGTAACAATGCTGATGAGATTAAAACCGCATTTACCTTGTTTGATAATAGCGTGATCAGACCTAAGCAGAATCAGGTGATAGATGCCTTAAATCAGATTTTAGCTTTCAATAATGTTTCGTTGAGCCTATACTTCAAGACTCTTGCTCCATTGGAGTTTACAGAGGTTGAGGATGTAGATGATCAGGAAGTGATAGAGGAAGAAACAGGAATCAAGATGTCATCTGAAGAGATGCCTGAAGGATACGATTACATTGCTGATGATCTCGTTGTTTTAGGTGAGGATGTTAATGAAGATCAATGGGAACTTGTTGACGAGCGTGATGTAGATTACGAAAACGAAGAGGCACTTGACAAGATGCTTACTTTTGCTTCAACAGGAACGGCAAGACCAAATGCGAAAAGTTCGCAGGATGGATCAAATGTTGAGGGTTCTAAGTTTTTAGTTCGTTATAAATATGAGGGAAGCACAAACCCTCAAAGAGATTTTTGCCGTAAAATGATGTCGGCAAACAAAGTGTACCGAAAGGAAGACATTATTGCTATGGAAAACATGGCGGTTAATTCTGGTTTTGGTGAGGGAGGATCTTCTACATACTCAATATGGTTCTATAAGGGTGGTGCTAGATGTAAGCACAAGTGGATCAGAAGAACATATATGTCAAAAGCAGGTGTTAAGCCTGATGTAAATAGCCCTAACTCAGAAACTATTAGCACAACAAAAGCTAGACAAAAAGGATTTAGACCAGAGGCTAACAATCCAAAGGTTGGGATAACTCCAAGCAACATGAAAAACAAGGGGTTTGTTAACCCACCATCTACTAAGGATATACAAGGAGGATTATAATGGCTCAGATACTATTTGTCAGCCCTGCTGATGTTATAAAGAGAACAGGGATCAACGGCAATGTTGATCGTGATCAGATGATTCAGTTCATTAAGATCGCTCAGGATATCCATATTCAGAGTGTTTTAGGAACTAAGCTATTCAATAAGATAGCAAGTGATATAAATGGTGATGCTTTAACAGGAGACTATTTAAGCCTTTTTACGAACTATATTCAGGATATGGTGATACACTATGCCGCAATAGAGATATTGCCTTATATCCACTTTAAAGTAGCAAATGGAGGCATCTATACGAAAGGATCAGAGAATGGTCAGAGCGTAACGAAGGAAGATCTTGATTATTTAGTACAGAAAGAAAGAGATGTTGCGGAGCATTATGCTCGTAGATTTGTAGATCATATGGCATTCTACAACTCAAAATATCCAGAGTACAATGCTTCATCTAATGATGATATGTACCCTAGTAAGAATCAAAACTTCAATGGATGGGTTTTATAGTAAAGCAAACCTATAAACCGAAAGTAGAGAACATCCAGAAGTTGAAGAAGTATCTCATGAAAAAGAATAAGAAGAATGGCAAGTGATGAAAGAGGATACGGAAGTATCTATGGATCTACTTGGTGGGGATCAGGAGATGCCTTCACCAATACAATAGGTTGGGGATCGGCAATGTTCTATATTCTAGATCCTGCTCAATTCCAACAAAGAGCATTAGAGGATGGTGCTACGATGGAGGCTTTTGAGTGTGTTTCTAAATCATTGAGAAGATTCCCACAAGCGGATAGAGGCAGACAATTGATGGATGCCTATGATGTTAGGGTAGAAGCAGCAGCAGGTGATACCGAAGCGAGAACCTGTACTATTAACGAATTAAACGAATTGATATGAGTCTGTATAAGGATGCCTCATTAGTAATGATACCTTCAGCGGTGAAGGATGGTAAGTTGTATAGCATACGCCCTACTCCCGAATATGGAGCAGAGTTAGTTACTAATGGAACTTTTGATAGTGATAGCGATTGGGATAAAGGAACAGGTTGGACTATTAGTGGTGGTACTGCTAATTGCAACGGAACTAATGATACTGCGATAGAGCAAAACATATCAAGTAGTAACACTACCCTAAAAAGAATAACATTTAGTGTATCCAATTATGTAAGTGGTACATTAAGAGTGTATAGCGGAAGTGGCGCAGATGTTTTTTTAAATGTTACTGCTAACGGAACATACGAACTTGAAAGTTATTTAATTGCTAATAAGATATTTATATACTCATTATCTTCTTTTGTTGGTAGTGTAGACAATGTATCGGTCAAAGAGGTAATTAAGGGAGATGGGGATTTCACATTTAGTAGGGGTTCAAATCTTGCTGCTACAAGGGTAGATGTTAATGGTCTTATTGAGAAGGGTAGAGAGAATCTATTTACCAATTCTAATAATTTCGGCTCCACTTCTTGGGGAGGTTCAGTCATAGAAACAAGCGGTCAAAGTGGCTACAATGGTACTAACGATGCTTGGTTAATAGAAAACGCTGCAAACGGAAAATATATTAGGCAAGACAACACATCTTCGGGAGTTTTAACTGCTTCAGTTTATGCAAAGGCGGGTAATGTTAATTGGTTAAGATTTGCAGTAAGTAATAGCCCTGTTGTTTCCGTTTACTTTGATTTAGTTAATGGTGTTTCTTCAAATCCTTCTAATGTAATAAGCCAAACTATTGTAAGTGTAGGGAACGGATGGCATCGTTTATCCGCAACATTTCTTGCTAATTCTATGAGTGGAATGCAGTTTTATCCCGCTGATGGTGCTAATGATTTAGGGGAAACAGGAGACAATATATTTTTACAAGATGCTCAATTAGAAAGCGGCCTCGTAGCTACCCCTTACATTGAAACAGGAGCATCTACTGCACAAAGTGGTATATTAGAGGACTTACCAAGATTAGATTATAGTGGTGGTGCTTCGTGTCCATCTCTTTTACTTGAGCCTCAAAGAACGAATAACATACCTTATAGCGAATATCAATCGGGTAGTGGCTTTTCTTTAGGTGCGAACATTACTTGGAATGGATTTGTAGAGAGTCCAGAGGGATATAATAACGCAAGTAGATTTACTTCCTCTACAACTTCTGCAAGTTTTGTTCAAGCAAATAGTGTCGTAATTCCTGCGGGTGATTTTACATTCTCAATGTGGGTAAGGGGCGTGAGTGGCTCGTTTGTAAATAGAAGTATGTATATACCTTCAATGACAGGCTCGCAAGCAACAATGAATGAAGCACCTGTTGCAGGTGAAGATTGGAAGTTAGTTTATGGTACAGGTGAAAACACAACGGGCGGAGCAATTACACGAACTATTACCCTACCATTTTATGACCAACCTGCGGGAGCAGTATGGGAAATGTATGGATTCCAAGTAGAAGCAGGAAGTTACCCTACAAGTTACATACCTACTATGGGTTCTGCGGTTACGAGGTCAAGAGATTTTAGCGAGGCAGTATTTACTGAAAATGATATAGCACCGACAGGCGGTACAACTTTGTTTATAGAATTTGAAACAAGTGGAGAAGTAGATACTACTCCTAATACAGGAGGGTTTTATCTCAAAAATAACGCAGGTACTTTAGGTCATTGGGGTATGTCATTTGGCTATGGAGATAGAATATATTCTAATTACCAAAATGGTTCTACTATTCAATGGGATGGTGCGACTCCTGAAAACACCTTATGTAAGGTTGCTTTCCAATTAGTTAATGGAGGTAAGTCATTTCTTAACGGGACAACCAAAGCAACTACAAGTGTTGATTGGTCAACAAGACAATTAGGGCAACTTGAATTGCAATATGGAACAAGAGTTAAACAAGCCATTTTATTCCCTACCATTTTAACTGATAGCGAGTGTATCGCATTAACAACTTTGTAAGATATGAGCATATACGATAAATCAAGTTTGGTACTTATACCAAGCGGAACAAAGACAGGTAAAGTGTTTAGCCAAAAGCCTGTAAGCGGTGATGGTGATTTTACTTTCACTCGTGCAAGTGCTGCTACGAGAGTTAATGCAGATGGTAATATAGAGAAGGAGACACAAAACCTGCTCTTGCAGAGTAACTCGTTTCTTACAAGTTGGGTAAGAACAGGATACACCTTGACAAGTGGGCAGAGTGGCTATGATGGAACAAATAATGCTTGGTTAGCAGAATGTACATCAGCAGGTCAAGCACTATACCAAACATCTAACGCAAGTGGTGTAAGCACATTGAGTTTTCATCTAAAACAAGGCACGGCTAACTTTTTAAGATTGAGAGCAGACCAATCTGCTGATGCTATTGCAGTTTTTGATTTAAGTGATGGTTCGGTTCATTCATTTAACGGAAATGTTATTGATACTAATGTGGTTGATTTAGGCGGTGGATGGTATCGTTGTTCAATGACTTGGAATATAGACACCTTATCCAATGTACAATTACGAGCAGAAGATGGTAATGGAAGTCCTATACTTGGTACATTCTACATCCAAGATGCCCAACTTGAGCAGGGACTTGTAGCAAGAGATGTTATCACTACAACTACTGCTGCCGTATACGGAGGTATTACAGACAATACTCCAAGATTAGATTATACGGATAGTTCGTGTCCTGCACTATTGTTAGAGCCACAACGGACTAATGAACTATCGCATAGTGAATACATTAATGCA